GCGTAGGCATACGCAGGCACACATACACGCACACACATGCGCACATACAGGCACGCACATGCAGGCGTAGGCACACGCACACGTACACACACGCACAGGCACACGTATGCGCAGGCATACACGCACCCGTTAACTACGCGCGTGTAGAGATTCACCGAATTGTTATACCCTATAATATAGACGTGCCTGTATACGTGCCCACGCCTGTCTATGATCGTGCGCGTCTATATCATTTAGACATATGCGTATCTTAGAACGTAGACGTGTTTGTATCGCTTAGTCACCTATATACTAGGTAACAATTCTGGCTTTTAGTCCTTCCCTACTCTCTATACGTCCCCACTAAGGCTCATCCTGATTCGGCTCCAAAAGAATTTTTTCCTACGTATATACTAGTGATGGATGGTGCGTCCTATCTAAATTTTTTTGGAGGTAACATTTTGGGATTTTATGGCCTTTAGGCAAAAATCTGTGGCGCGCGCGAAAAACCCCTGTTTGACCGTAACCTTTATATACTACTTATACATTTATTCGTGGACTATATATTATGAGAGAATATAAAAATATATACAAATTAGTATATCTAAGGAGAGTCAAGCACGACGGGAGAAGGCGGGTTACTATTATTGGATGATATATATGACGAAGAGCAAAATAGAAAAATGGAACCTTGAAGAGGAGGTCGATCGTATGTTAGCTGAGGGAAAGACGGCATACGCAGTGGCGAAACATATAAGTGAAAAGTATGCTGATATTCCTGAGTTGGCGAAGGTTAATAAGATGACTATCAGTCGTCATATTAAAAAGAAAGACGAAGACCGAATCGAAAATAAGTTGCAAGAGAAGAAAGATCCGATGGGTGTTGTGGAACAAGAATTCAACACCAAGATGCGTCAAAACATTCTCGATGCAGAATCTATGAATCAGTTAGTAATGAGCTACAAGAATAAGCTCGACGCTGACGACTTAACAACTAAAGACTTAGCAACAATGTTGAAGGCATGGCAAACCGCTAATGACCAAATGAGGAAGAACCTAGTGTCATTAAGAGAATACACAGATAACCACATAATCAAACCAACACAAAACATAATCTACAAGAAAGAGATTAATGTAAAGAATATGTTAGTTGATTATGCACGTGAGCTATGTCCAGAATGTAGAAAAAAGATTAGTAAAATAATCGATATTGGAGAAGATGAATATGACTTGTAAGAAACCATTTTGGCGACCAGGTGATGGATACGAGTGGGAAACTACACTCAAACACTTCTTGTATGGACTTGTTTTAGCTATTTTATCTGCTGGAATTACATGGACAATTGGCTATCTCGAAGTTGCTCAAATTCCGCCTGAATATGCTATCTATACTGGTTTAATTATCGCTATCCTCGAATCCATCGGTAATATGGTTACCCATTGGAATGATGAGTACGAGGGACAGTAGATAAATCATAAGCCACGTATGTAGTTTATGTATAAAATATAAAAGACGGAGTTAATAAAAATGTTTGAATTTCTGAAAGATGCGGATCTTGGTCTCAAAATCCTAGCTGGTATTGGGATATTATGGATTCTACAAAATCTTTTTGGCTTTACATTTAGTTTCGCATTCTAGAAACTAATAAAAACAAAACTGAGTAATTAGCCCCACATGTTATACTGTTATTTTATTTTCTTTATGTGACACAATGGAAAACGAATCGAAAATACTTAGATACATGCTGAGTCCAAAAGCATTCATGGAAGAAGTCTTAGGACTAACTGTTAAAGACTTTCATGCTGAATGGCTGGACGCAATGCAACAAAACGATCATTTATGTTTACTAGCTCCAAGAGGACATGGTAAGTCTACAATTGTAGAAGGCTTTGTCGTTTGGAATATATTACTAAATCCTAAGATAAGGATTCTGATTGTTTCTATGAATCAGAACAAATCTGAGGATATGATGAATTTCATCAAATCATGTCTTGAACTCGAACAGGTTACTGAGATATGGGGAGAGCAGAAATCTCCAACTTGGTCAAGAAATAAAATTCGAGTCAAGAATCCAAAAGGTGGCATCCAACACAAAGAACCAACTCTACAGGTTCTTGGTGTGACATCATCACAAATTTCATCTCACTATGATATGATTATCCTTGATGATGTTCAAGATAGACAGAATGTTGCTACTGCTAATCGTAGAAAACAAATAAGAGATTGGTACAACACTGAGCTATTAGAGATGTTGGAACCTGGCGGAAAAATACTTAATATCGCAACACGATGGCACGAAGATGATTTACATAATTACTTATCACAAAAGTCAATGTATAAAACTCTAAGATATCAGGCTGTTGACTATGAAAAGAAAACTGCTCTGTGGCCTGAGAGATTTACATATAACGATTTAATATTATTAAGAGACGAACACATCGGCAAAACTGCATTCGCTATGCAATATCAAAATGAGATTGTTCAGACAGAAGATTCTCCAATTGATATGGAATGGGTTGAAAATGCACAAGCTCGTTGGAATCCAAGACACATCCCACCTGGATGTGAAAGATACATAGGTGTCGACTTGGCATCTAAGAGTGAAGATGGTGACTATTTCGTTGCAACAGTAGTTGCTAAGGACGAAAACAAAAACTATTGGGTTGTTGAATCAATTAGGGCACATAAGTCAATGAGTCAACAATTAGACATTATTTTATCCCTAGCAGAAAAGTATGTTCCTAATAAAATAGGAATAGAATCAAATGCTACACAGCGAATAATAACAGACGAATGGATTGATCAGACTGATCTTCCAATCTTACAAATAAAATCTTCATGGGTCAATGATAAGTGGTCTAGAGTACAAAGACTAGCAGTCTTACTCGAAACCAATAGAATAACAATTAATCCTTCATTGGATTTCTTGATAGATGAACTTATTAGATTTCCACGAGGAGCACACGAAGATGCTTTAGACAGTTTAGCATTTGCTATACAAGCATCTGGAGATGATAGAGAAGTAGACTGGGACGCAGTTATCAACTGTGTTAAAACAAAAACACGTAACCCATATGTGACTAAAATATAATGGAGGATTACTATGACTGACAAAATAGAAGAGGTATACATTGGCGACAAGCTATCTGGCAAATACGTTAATGCTGGTCTTTGGGCTATCAAGTCTGGTGGAGTTGCCAGACTCATGGGTCGAGGACATAACATCAAGCGGTGTGTTGATGTTACTGAAATCTTAAAGCGGAAGTTAAATAATCCAGAAACTCATATTGAAATATGGACTGAGGAGTACATGGATAAAAAAACCAAAAACTTACTCAAAGTGTCCGTTATAGCAATTGAGATAACTGGTACTATAAAAAATGAGGATGAATAAATATGGGATTAACAGAATCCATTAGGTCTATCCTTGGTAGACCAAATATAGAATACTTTGATGCAAAGACAGGAAGACCAAAAACTACAGTTAAAACTGGTGAGAAGAAAGGATTTTCTGCACCAGGTACATTCCAGAGAACCCAACAACAATTACAATTATATTGGAATTATTATGACTCTGACAATACTGTTTGGGCTGCAACTAATTCATTAGCTTTTAATACTGTTATGGTAGGATACGATATTGTATCAGAAAATGAAGAAGCTAAGAAGGTTATTGAGAAGTGGTGTAAAAGAGTTGATTTGCAAACACACTTACTTGATAGTGTCATTTATGCAGTTGTATTTGGTGATGCTTTCCTTGAAGTTATTGGAAACAAGAAAGGTGAGCCATCAAGTCTTAAAACAGTAGATCCAAAAACTATGGAAATAGAATATGACAAATTTGGTGTAGTTCAATACTACATGCAAAGTCTTGGCAAAAGAGACAAGACAGGAATTCCAAAACTAGAGACTGAAAGGATTTGTCACATAAAATTATTTTCAATGCCAGATGGGCCTTATGGTATTTCTATGTATAAGGCTAATCTAGAGGCAATCCAAAACAAAATTAAAGTAGACAGAGCACTTACAAATGCAATCATAAGACATGGCACATCTAAATTAGTATTCACTGTTGGCTCAGAAAAAGATGGTAAATTACCTCCACCTGCTGTGCTTGATGCAATAGAAAGTGAGGTAGAAGATATCGATGAGAAGAATGAATTCATTGTCCCATGGAATGTAACGGTACAATCCATAGATGAGAATGGAATTCAAGGTGTAGAGCAATATTATGACTTTGCACAAACTGAGCTGATTATTGGTATGATTTGCCCTGAGGAAGCATTGGGTATGGGCAAAAACACAACTAATGCCACATCTAAGACTAAGGCAATATTATATGAGAGAATGATTAGAACATTCCAACAAAGGATAGCTAGAACAGTTGAGAAACAATTATTTACTAGAGTCTTACAATCTAATGGATTTGATCCAGAAGAAGTGTATGTGGAAATTAAATTTAAAAATGTAACTAGTGAAGACGATGCTATGGAAGCTAAATGGATGGGTAATCTTATTAGAGGATTCCGCTCTTCAACTGTAAAACCTTTCACAATTAATGAGATTAGAAAGAGATTTGGTGAGCGTGAATTGGACATACCAGAAGCTAACACTATTTTATATGGTGAATTTGAAGAGGGTGGAGACCAAAATGAGCCTGGTGATGATGGAATGGAAGAAGACCCAGAATTAGATGACATGGATGAGAATGCTAAAGAAGACATGAAAGAAGAACTAAATGAGGAAGAATGATGTCTACAAAGAAAAGATTAACGGTTCACAATGTATCGTTCGAATACAATGATAAGATTGTGAGTAAAAACACTGATGTTAGAATGTATCGTGATGTAGTTATGATTGCACCTGGAACGTTTACTGATTCAATTACTATGGCTCCAGTCAATTATTCTGCTGATGTATTATCAAGGACTTCACATAAAGTAAGATCAAACTATCTAAATATTGATCATTCACATAGAACTTTAGATAGAGTTGGTAGATTCGTCAATCCCTACTGGGATGGAGAGAAAGTACGCGCTGATCTGTGGATTTATCCAGTAACTCAGAATGCAAGAGACACTATTAGTCTTATTGACGAAGGATTAGTCAACTGGTTATCAGTTGAACTAATGACTGAAGATGAATGGGATATACATGATGAGAGGAATGTCGTGGACTTAGAATATATAGGTCTAGCAGTAGTGACATCTCCAGCATGTAAAGAATCACTTATTGATGAGTATGGTGAGAATCCTCCAGATTGGTTGTACGAATAATGAAATCACTTCACGTAGATGGTTGTCCATTTTGTAAAATCTTCGAAGAATTATATCTTCCTACTGAATTGTATTATCCTAAAGCGTCTGAGATTAAAAAGTTTGATGACTTTGTCATCATAAATTATAAAAAGAAACATATTGTTGTTGTGACGGACCACGTCCAATCTGTTTCAAAAGAACAGTGGGGCAGAGTCCTTTATAAATGTAAAGAACTATATGGTCAGGGAACACGTCTTAAGATGAAGATGTATCCTATAAGAGACCATTGGTACGCAGAAATAGTCTGCTCTAATCAGAGAGACTATACACAAAAAGATTTAAGAGGCCAATAATGCCTAAAGTAAAACCTGGAGAGAATAAGAAAGACTTCATTGGTAGATGTATACCAATTGTTGAATCTGAAGGCTATGAACATGACCAAGCCGTTGCTATATGCTATTCTATTTGGGAGAGACGTAAAGATAAATAACATGTATGTAATGTATGTTATAATTTAATATAAGAGAACTTAAAATGAGTAGACTAACAAAAATATTGGAATATGCAAACTCTCCTCCAAACAAACAGAAAAAACTGTTAGAACAAAAAGACTTTCCCTCTGACATGAAGAAGCTATTACTTGACACTCCATCAGAGTCATCTGATTTGGTTCGTCGAGAAGCTATTGGTGCAGTTGTTGAAGGTGCTAAGTCAAGAGAGAGTTGCAGAAAACTCTTACCAATCATAAATACTAATAGTAATACGGTAAAAATAGCATATGGAGCTACTCCATCTGGTGTATATGCACAATATGTATCTGACGGTGCTGCGATTCCTATAATGACTAATAATTACACATCTGGAAATGCTACTATTAAGAAAGCTGCAGTAAGACCAGCAATCACAATGGAAATGATTGAAGACGGTCAATACGATACAATTGAATTGGAGCTTCGTAGAGCTGGTGCTTTGTTAGAAAACAAACTTAATCAGCAAGTAATGACTACATTACTAGATGGTGTTAGTGGACCTGCAAATGTTGATCCTACAACTCATGTAACTATTGCAAACATTGGTGAAGTAAAGAGCAATGTTGATGCATATGGTTGGATGGCTGATTCAGTATTTATTCACCCTGCTGCGTTTGGCTGGTTATATGATGAAGCCAATGTTTCTGACATTGTTGATGGAACGCATAATCTATTAGGAATGAAAACTGCAATTGTTGATTGTGTAACTGATGGAACTGGAACAGCGTATTGGGATGACACAGACAATACGAACCATTATTATGGTCTTGTGTTTGATTCATATAACTTTGGTTATATAGCAATGCGAGAAGATATTAATGTAAAAGGTTACAAAGACCCAGTACATGATTTGGTAGGAATGAATGTATCAATGAGATTTGGTGTTGGCATCATGAATGCTAATGCTGGATGTAGAATATTATCTAAGTAGGTATCCAAATGACAAATCTGGCAGAACGAATTGGTAAATTAGAGAAAATATCACAAAGACTTCTTGCCGAAGAGAAAGGATTTGATTTAGGTGAGTGCGAAGCTGGTACACTAATATCAAAAAATCCATTTATGGATACCTTATTTATATTTCTTGACCACCTTGAGACGTTTGCTATGATAACAGAACCAGACGATTCTGTTATATATGTTAATCAACCAATGATTGATTGGCTTAATAAACTTGGAGCATCATTTGATTTAAAATCTAAAAAACCTTGGTGGGAACAAATTGGATGGGCAACAAATCCATCTGATAAAGGAATTTGTACTCAAGAATGTATGCAAAAAAGGAAAGTGATAAATCATTATGTGCCATCAAGATATATTGATGGACTTAGATACGAAGTTATGTGCATACCATTAAAATATAATGGTGTTGCTGCTGTTTTGTCTTTAATAAGACCTGTTGATACTAATGACTGATGAACAAAGATGGATGGATTTAGCTGAATTTCGAGGAGAAACAATTGAAGCAATGAAAGCCATTCACAGAGAACTAGAAGATATAAAGGATTCGCAAAGAAGAATTTCTGATAAATTTGATAATCATTGTATGGATTTTGTAACATTGAAATCTAAGGTAGCTGGTATGGCTGTAGGCATCAGTATGGTAACATCAATTGTTGTTGGTTTAATAATGTTAATGTTAGGTGTATTATGAGTGATATAAATATTGTAATAAAAGATAGCCTCTCTGATAATGAGAAGGAATTCATCGAAAAAGAATTAGCTACATTGTCAGATAAAATTAAGTATGACTTAATATCTTATGATGATAGAGATCACATAGAGTTTGACTTAAAAGGTGGTCTTGAAGTTGTAAATAAATCTGATGATGGTCGTAGAGTTATTGCTGGCTATGCTAGTGTTGCAGTGGTAGATGATGACAATCAATATATACCACCAAAGGTATTAGAAGATGGTCTTAGGACTCTAATGGCTGATGAATCTTATGCTAACTTAATGGTAGTTCACCACAACATACAAATAGGAAAACTTCTTAGTGAATATAAAGATTTACAGACCAAAGTCGATGACAAAGGTCTATTTATTGTAGCAGAAATACGTAAGGACTTAGAGACAGCAAATAGTATCTGGAGTAAAATCTTAAATGGGATTATGAAAGGATTCTCCATCGGAGGAGAAATTATAGAGAAACATAACCATTGTGATGAAGACAGATGTTATGAAATGATAGATAAAATTAATTTGTTTGAAGTCTCAGTTTGTAGCAATCCCATCAATAGTCCATCAGGATTTGAGATTGTTGCGAAGTCAAATGTAAGTGAAAAATGTGAATATAAGGACGATGACAATATGTCAGAAAATAAAGAAGAATTGGATACCAATGACTGTAAAGATTGCGATCCAAAGGATGTAGTCGAAGAGAAAGTAGAAAAGACAGAAGAGACCGAAGTTGTTGAAGAAAAGGTCGAAGAACCTGTTGAAGAGACAGAAAAGGCGGATCCTATGGAAGCTATCATGAGTCAGATGGAGGACTTGTTTAACAAGTTTTCAAGTTCAATTGTCGATCAGTTTGATACTATTATGAAGTCAATTAACGAACCAGAACCAGTCGAAACAGAAACCGAGGAAAAGTCCGAGGACGAAGTTACAGAAGAGAAAGTCGAAGAGACTGAAAAATCTGAGGACAAAGAATTTGAATATGCCATTAAAGCTCGTGACGATGCAATCAAAGGTTACGAAGAAAAAATTGGTGAACTCGAAAAAACTATCAAAGACCTCTCAGCCAAAGTTGAGAATCTTGAGAATGTTGAAGAGACTCCAAAGACCACACACGAGGTCGAAGAGGAAATCATCAAAGATTCTGGTATCATCATTAAACATGGTCGAGTTTACAAAGCTTAGACTCATGTGTAATATGTTGTAATTTATTTGTTAATGTTTAAATAATATAGGTGATATAAATGGCGATGACATTTGCTGCAATTACCGAAGATATTATTGTAGAAGAAGGCACTTTTGGTATGAACTTCGTTGCTTCTGGTACCATCCTTGGTGGAGAGGGAGTCGAAGTTGTTGGTGAGACTACAGGCTATGGTCGAGCAAAAGTTAAAGTTGCTTCACAAGATCATGGTAATTATCTTGCATCAACTAGCTGCTTTATCGGTGTGGCTGGTGGCCCAGCAACTGATGGTAACCCAGTGACTGTTTACCCAGTTGGTAACAAGGTTACTGTTCGTGCATCTGGTGCAATCACTGCAGGTGATGCAGTTAAAGCCGTATCAAAAGGTTTCTTCAAATCACAATATCTTCATGCATCTGGTGCTGCGCATCAGGGAATTGCATTGGAAACCTTCACTAGTAATGAGATGGGTATTATCTTACTCGTCTAAATTTAATTTCATTCTTTCATAAAGAATACACATGTATGTTTTATTATGTTCCTAATAAATAGGTGATAAAATGAGTCGACTAACGAAGATGCTCGAATATGCTTTCGCAGGAAATGCAGAACAATCCCGAATGAGACAAAAAGAATCTTTCAAGACTACAGTTTTGGATACAATTCCAAAAGCTGAGAAAGAACTTTTGATTTCAGAGGGTATGAATTCTACGTCTCTCTTGCAAACTGAAGTATACAACACTATCCTTGAGGGTGCACAACCTGAGATGGTATGCAGAAACATTTTCCCAACGATTACAACCGACACTAACCAAATTCGTATTACTTATGAATCAGGTTCACTTGGCCTAGCCGAGGAAGTTGCAGAGGGAGCAGCTATACCAATTCATACAGAGAATTTCAATACACACAACATTGATATTAAGAAAATTGGTGTCCGACCTGTGATTACTAATGAACTTATCGAAGATGGTCTTTGGGATATGGCTGAGTTTGAACTTAAAAGAGCTGGACAAAAACTTGAACACAAGTTTAATTACGATGTAATTGGTGAAGCTACTGATTTAGATACGTATAGTTCAATCGGATCAACTAATGCTGGAGGTACTTGTACCGTCCAACAGTTAATTACTGCAATTAAGGATATCCATAACAATGATCAGTTCCCAACTGATATTATCCTTACTCCAACTGCATATGCTAGCTTGATATCTGGTTCAAACATCTTAGAGGCAAACAAAGCAGGAGATAACAAAGCACTCAGAAACTATGATATTGGATCTGTTCTTGGTCTTAAAGCACATATGCTTACAGTTGATGGACCTCCAAGTCCAACTACTAGTTATCAGTGGAATCATGGCTATGATACCGCAGTTGATATCGGTGCTGTTATTTGTGATCCATCATATTGTATGATTGGAATGCGAAGAGACCTTACCATTGAGCAATATGACGACCCAATCCATGATTTGGTTGGTATTGCTGCAACAATGAGATTTGGTGTCAAAACAGTAGATCAAACAAAAGCTCACATCTTGTACCATTAGATAAGATGCGTAATCCGCACCTTATTTTTTATTTTTTTATGTATGTTATAATGTTTAACTATTGGAGATAAGAATGTTACACGGACGTGGAGATAACTTTCAATTGACTAAAACATTTCTAAAGCTAAGAAATAAAGGACTTAGAGATAGAACTGATTTGACCGATGAAGAAATTGAAGAGGCAAAAATTACTGGTATAGAAGGTCTTGGTGGAACTGATGATACAAAGACTTACATACGTAAGAACATGCCAGTCAATTCTGAGAAGAGTCTAGTGAAAGTTGATAGACGGAAAGCTTATCCACAGCTTGGAGAAAAAGGTGAAGTAGATGAGTGATTACAGTCCATCTTTAGTTTATGAATATGAAGTAAGAAATGCATTCACTCCGCCACTAAACTATGACGATATTTCAAAGGTAGATCTTCTAACTAAAATAGAACTTGTAGAAGACTTTATTAAACACAGATACTTTGATAGTAGTATGCCTACAAGGACACAAGCAAAATCTGCTGCTTTAATGATTGTCATGTCTCGAGTTGTTAGAGGCAATCCTGAATTAGCAAAGAAATATTCTGAGTTACAGTCATTAGAACTTGGTGACTATAAGGTAGCTTTCAATACAACTGGTAGAGGTAAGCATGTTACTGCATACGAGAATGCTCTATCATGGGAAGAAATGGCTTTACAAATACTTGATAAAAAGGAAGCTGACGCTGCAAGTTGGACCACTCCCGTGTTAGTAAATGGCTAGAAAATATAAACGGCCTGACAATAGATATCCAGAGAACTGGAATCGTTTGAGATTTGTAATCTTTAAACGAGACAACTACACATGTCAAATGTGTGGTAAGAAAGTATCTCCGAAATTTAAAGGAAATAAAAAAGCTAATTGTCACCATATCGTTCCTTTAGGATGTGGTGGCAATAACTGCTTTGATAATCTTATAACTCTATGTGCAGGATGTCATAAAAAGATCCACAAGAGGAAAAATAAATGAGTAGTTATTATGAAAACTTACTAAATAGAAATGTTGCACGTTATACTAAAACTACGGCAACAAATGCATTTGGTGAGGATGTCTCAACTATGTCATATGCTGAGTCTGGTGTCAAGTGTAGACTTGTTCCAGTTACAGCAGAACAACGAATGACTGCTCTTGGTGATTTTAAAGACATTGTGTACACAGGATATTTCTTGAGTTCCCAAACATTGGATCATGATGACCAAATAAAATATGGTGGCTATTCTTACGTTGTAAGAGAAGTATCTGATGATTCTAGTGGATATGTAAGAAAAGCATTACTGAGTAGACTATGACTGAATTAATGATGAAGATTAACGTCAGAGGACATAAAAAAGTTCTTAAAAATCTAGACGTTTTAAATGCAATTTATATGGATGTTATAGACAGTGGTGTTACATATTTCTTAGAAGAGTATGCTAGAGCTGCTAATACAAATTTGATTAAGAGAATGGAGGGAAAAGAAAATCCAACCACATCTCATGGTGATGTGCAAACTCCAATTATAGACCCTGCTGATGATTTAGCATCATGGCATCTAACAACCCTAGAACGTGCAGGTAATAGAATTGTTAAGAAAATGGAGAATGTAAGTGAACACGCTGCTGTAGTAGAATTTGGAAAGAAAGGAAAAATCTATCCAAAGAATTCTGGTTATAGAACTGGAGCAATAGGTGCAGAAAACTATGGTGGGATGTTATATCTTGGATTGAGTTGGGGTGGTAATCCTGTTTATAAACCATGGGTTGAAGGACAGGCTGGTTATGGATACGCAACTGAAGCTTTACATGACCAAGCATTCATGAGAGCACAAGTTAATTTCATGAGAAAGAGATTCTATAAGAATATTACTAGAGCATTTAATTTATAGGTGATGATATGACATATACTGAAATGAAAAATGTATACGATTCACTTTGTACTAATACTGCACTTACAAATGTAGTTCCATCTACAAGTATTAGAATAGGTGTTTTATCAGACGAGGATCCAACATTCCCTGCTATATCAATTAGACAAGCTGGTGGAAGACAAGTTGGTCGCCTTGGTCATGGCTCTAGTGGAGAAACAATGGAAGATACAACTCTTCAAATTGATGTATACTCACGCACAAGTGTAATGCAAGCTTATCAAATAGTTGACTTACTAGATAATATAATGATTAGTTCTACATATCGTAAGGACTCTGATTTAGATATCTGGGAAGATGAGTTTCAAGCTCATAGAAAGGCCACACGTTGGTCTAAATTTAGAATAATATAAATGTATGTAATAAATGTAATATATATTAGGTGATATAATGGCAGGAATAGTTACAGGTGAGCACGCCCTGATTAAGTTCAGCAGTGCAGCAACTGCAGGTGGTTTTACTAATATGACGCTTCATGCTTTTTCGGATTTCTCTCTTACTTTTGACAGAGGAACTGTTGAGCAAGAGCTTTGTGGTCAGAAAGGAAATTACTTTAAACCTGGTGCTATGAGTATCGAAGGTTCTCTTACGGCTTGTAGATTTGGTGCATCAGGAAGCGATGCATTCTTAGATAGTATTATTGATGGTACATTATTTAAACTTTCAGGTACTACTAAATCTGGTGCTGCAGCAACTGATGACATTGGATTCTTTTTCCATTCATGTCAGTGTACTGGCTATGATGTAACTGCTGGAGATGCAAGTACTATTTCAGAAGCAACCATTGATTTCACTGTACTCGATCCGTACAATATTACGTACGCATCTGGTTGGATACAATAAGGTGATGAAATATGGCATATGGAGATAATTTAACTACATATACTGGTGAGGAAGCATTCCTTTATTTCAAACCGTATGGTGGTTCTGGCTATGACATGGCTGGTATTGGTGTAGGAGACTTCACTATTACCCTAGAGAGAGGTACAGTAGAGCAAGAGTTGTTAGGTCAAACTGGTAATTACTTTACTCAAGGTTCGTTAACAGTAAATGGTTCATTAACATCAGTTAAACTTGGTAGTAATGCGGCTGGTATCTTTTTAGATTCTATGCTAAATACTAAGGTTATCCAAATTTCTGGTGGAGTTAATAACATTAGTGGACTAACATTTGATTTCGCATCTGGACAGATTACTGGGTTTGATATTAGTATGGGTGACGCATCAACTATTACTGAAGCATCTGTTGACTTCACTATACTGAATCCGTATCAGCTTACAAAGACTGCTACGGCAAACGGTACAAAACATCTTTCATGTTAAATAATGTTATTTTTTATTCTTTCCATAAGTGAAGGAATATGGAGAAATCTTTATGGCAACTAAAGAAATCGAAGAGGAAAAGAAAAAACTAACAAAGAGAATTTCAGAGGAAAAACAAAAAGAGAAAAAACAAAACCTCGAGAAAGCTGCTCAATTACTTGCTACTAGACAAAAGATTGAACGGGACTATGATGAGGATAAAATAAAAGTTACATTTTATACCTCACCAGAGACCCAACGTACAGTCCTTGCTAGAAAGCCAAACAATAAGGAAATGATGACTGTTATGATTCTTTCCGCAAGAGCAACTAAGTTCGAAGGTTCTGCTGATCCAGATAGCCTCTTAGAGATGGTAGAAATCTATGAGAAGTTAGCATCAATGGCTGCTGAACTCTCAATAGACCCTGAACTCGATGAAGAGTTCTGGGGAGAACACGTATCATTCTCAACTCTTCAGAGTTTCGTAACGGAGCTAGTCACTGAGTCCCAAAGTGGACACAGTGTCTCTTCGGAAGAAATGAAGAATTTTCGTTGAGTCAGGTTACGGACATCTAGAATTTAAAATGTGTGAGTTTCTAAACTGCACACCAATGGAACTAAACAAAAAGCGAGATGAGAATCCTGCTGGAGTTAGATTCATTGAGATGTCTTTCATCCATCAATGGGAATTACAAGAAGAAGAAAGGAAGAAAGCAGAAAAGGAACGCAAGAGAAGAGCGGCACGTCATAGATAATGTATGTTTTAATGTTTATAATATAATGGTGAATTATGGCAGCAAGAGTATATGTGGCTGAAATGAATGGTGCAAGCTGGTCTAAAGGAAATATGACCTTACTTAGTGGTAACGGTGTCGGTCTTACGGCAAGATATTGTACTACTGATGCAGCACAACCAGCACAAACATTTCCAATTCCAATTCCAGATTCTGGACACAATCCAAGTTATGTAAAGACACACTTTCTTTGGATTAGTGGAACTACATCAGGTGGTGGAGGTACTAATACATTTACATATGTTTCATCTATAAGATGGTATGCAGATAACTCAATGTTTAATTGGGGAAGTACTAAGGCATCAGGTGTCGTATTAGTTGGTTCAGGTAACTCTTCATATTGGGGAGTAGCTAGTGGAAGCTATTCACAAGCAACTGGAACACAAGGAACATCTGGTCAGTATCTAACTGATTTGGCATCAATTGATGGCTCATCTAATGTAGAATCATTCTATGATTTAGATCACTGCTTAACAGTTGATGAGAGAAAGATTGTACCAAATGACACAGCACAATTTGTATATTCAAAAGCGTTACTACACCAGTGTTGGGTTGGTGCAAATGCATCATCTGGAAATCCTGGTACAGAAACATTCACTTGGGTTTGGGATGAAGTATCCTAAATGTATGTTCTAATGTGATAATACTTGATAGGTCGGCAATAATATGTATGATAAAATGGCATCCAAGTCGCTGTTAAAACACACTCAAAAAGATGGTTCATGGGTTTACATGTGGATTGCTCATTATGATAATGGGACTTCTCTACCACAATATGATCCATATACATTAAAATCATTCACGTTCGATGATGTAGATAAAGAACGTGTAGTTAAATTTGGTTGGTATCCATTTCCAACTCAGTTAGCAAAAAGACTTCGAGAAGAGAAAAACTTACCAGTTAAGGCAAATGTATTTCTTCCTAAATATGAAGTTGAAATAGACAAGAACAAAAGAGTCATCGGTGCACTAACTACAAACTTCCAAGAACAAAAGTCGTATGTTAAGTGTCCTGAATGTAACTCTGTAAATGAAAAGAAGAATGTTAAGATTATAAATATGGGCGGTAAAGTTTATACACCACAATGTCCTAATTGTGGTACCAGAGCCTATTGGAAGTGTCCTAAGTGCAACAGAAAGTTTGCACATATAGAAAAGTATAGATGTCCTGATTGTGATGTCATGCTTAATGCTAGAGATGCTCCTAAATTTGAAACATTCACTAAAACTGAGAGATGGAGAATATACAAATTAGGGTACCAAGAGACAATTAACAACAAAAACTACAAGACCATAATGCATATATATGATGATGGTCACGTAATATTAAAGGATAATTAGCTGAATTAAAGTCCAATGCACAGATACAACTTTTTGGTTCTACCACTTCGCTTGGGTATTTATCACTCTTTATCCATGTTATAATGTTTTGATTAAGGTTTATTAGGTTTAATTTATGATAGAATTAGTATTGATTGCAATGTTAATAACATTGGGTCTAGGAGCAGTCTATTTCAGACAAGATATTATTAAATGGTTTAAGAGTCATTGGAAGAAAATGGCCGTTATTGGAACAACTGGTTTAATATTAGGAGGTGGAGCTTTATTAACATTAGAACCACCATCATTAGATACAGGATGGAATAATCCAACAGGAGATGGTGCTGGTTATGATGAATGGACTAATCCAACTAATGCATATACACAAAATGATATTAGAGCTCAAGCATCTAGTTCTGGTCCAGGTGCGAATGAACAAACATTCAGTGATTTTGGGTTCGATGAAGAAGTTGCAAGTGCGATATCAATAGATGGTATAGAATTAGAATTAGATATATATGGAGCTGCTAGTGGCGGGGATTTTACTATTAAACTATCGTGGAATTCTGGTAGTAGTTGGACTTCAACTCAACAATATGAAAATGTTGGTACTTCAGATACTGACACATATTATGCACTTGGTGGTAGCTCTGATACGTGGGGACATACATGGTCAACATCAGAGTTGGAAGACGATAATTTTTTGGTTTATATTGTTGTTCAAGGAGGTGGAGTGTTTGGTACAACATTTTATGTTGACCATGTACGCTGTAAAGTATATTATACTATAAATAGTAATCCAACTTGTACTTTAGATGAAATACCTGCTTCAGCTGGGGATAGCGATGTAGTTCCTATTGAGGGAACTGCTACTGATTCTGATGGTGGGGATTATATTACTAATGTTAAGATGAGATTACTAAATAATACTGATGCAACGTGGTGGCGTGATTCTGATGATTCGTGGCAAGGTGGAAAAGCGCAATATTTTGATGCAGTTCCATCAGATGGTACTTTTAATTCTGCAAGTGAAGATTTTGAGTATAATATAGAAACAAATCATGGTGAATTTGTAGCAGGAAAGAGTTATAGTATATATGCTCAAGCATTTGATAATAATGGTGGCAAATCAAATATTGACACTGATTCTTGGACACATGTCGGTGATAATACAATACCATATATTTCTAATCCAATTCCTGAAAATGAGTCAACAAATTGGTATTCTTCTCCTTCAATGTCAATCGATATTGAAGATGCAGAGGGAGATAGTATGGAGATTTATTGGAATTGGTCAGAAACAGGTACTGGTAGTTGGGAAAATTTTGGTCATTATACTTCACAAACAAATGGTACAAAATCAGAAACTGCAGATTTTGCAGATACCGAATCAACTACATATTACTGGAAAGTTGATGTTGGAGATGGAACTACTTGGAATAGTTCGGATGTCTTTGAATTTACTACAGGTACTCCTGCAGAAATTAATCCGTGGCCAGCTAATTCTAGTACTGATATTTTAACTGGTATTACTAATGTTACATTTGAGCTTACTGGTGGAGCAGATGAAATACGAATAACTGGACATAATATAGATACAGGAGCACAAACAATAAGTCAGACACTTACAAATAAAAGAGCTGGACGTTATAATGCTACTGTAAATACATATTTTATGTTTAATAATACAATAAAGTGGTACATTAATTCGTCATTTGATGATGCATGGTATAACGGAACATATTTTACTTATACAACTTTTAATGGTTCTGGATTTTTATATTTAGACAACGAAACTAATTCTTCTGCAGAAGAATCTGATGATTATCGTTTAGGTGTAGAAGCAATTAATGGAACTTATTTTATTCTATGCAATAACACTGATCATGATATTGATTTATTATGTTATAATGTTCAAAATCAAACTCTAGTTCATTATGAAACAGTTCAAATGGATGGCAGCGCAGCATTTACCGCATCGGAAGTGAAAGGTTTAGCGGCTGCCAATTATCTACATACAATTTATTTTCATGATGGAGTATTAGGACCAAAAAGTACAATTCAATCTGTTGATGTAATGACTCCTTTTGGAGGAGAGTTTTATACTAAATTAGGAAAGGAACAATTTGGAGTTGCAGTAATTAGAGATGTTGCTGCTACAGCAAATACATCAGACCCTACTTCAGATTGGCTTCACGTTTCTATGAATGGTGATGGAGTCAATGGTATTAGATGTTGGAATATCTCAGGAGAATATAGCGGATTTTATGAAGAGGGAAATACTTCTGTAATTCAGGCGCGTGTGGGCAAATTAGATGTTATTGGTCAAAATATTATTGGTATAGACAGTTCAGATTATGATTTAAATTTATTTACTTATGACGGTACTTACACATATAGAGATACTTATGTGGGAACATATAATGATATTGTTCAAGATGGAACGTATTTTTATGCTGTTTCTGATACATCATTAGATATATTTACTGTAGAAGATAATGAAATTGTTCGTTTATATAGTCATGAAGATTCTGCAGAAACAGCATATAAAATTGGTGATGAAGTATTCTTAGGTACCATAGATGGATATTTAGGTTCATTTTTATTTGAGGGTGGAGATTTTCTTGAGCAAGAATCAGAAGATATGATAAACAACACAAAGAATGTTTATCGATTAAACGGTGAAGATATGTATGTTGTTGCAGCGTGTGAAGATGGTGGTTTGCATCTTTATGGTTATGAATTATTGAGAGTTGCTCCTCCAGTTATTATAGTTGATATTGCTGGAGACCCAACTGCTGATATAGTTACTCGAGATGGACAATTAAGATATGTCAATCAATCGTTTAACTTTCAATCATTTTGTAATGTAACAGCAAATATCACAGTTCCAGATTATCGTACAATGGGGAGATATTTTAAAACTACAGATGATGATATTTTAGTTGCTTCAGGAAATTTAAGTGATGGTGATACACAATATGTTCATGAACAAAATCATACTATAATAGCATGTAAATATCCTTGTACTTATACAGGTAAATATAGTCAAATTACAGCTTATTTATTAGGTTCTGGATTAGCTCCACCGTGGGTAGGTTATGCAATTTATGATGATAATTCAGGTGAGCCAGGAAATCTTTTAGCATATACATCAGCAGGTTGGCCTGGAAGTGATGTATTTACTGAAACTCAAAGAGATTTAGGAACTCTTTATTATCCACCTTGTCATAGGGTTTGGCATACTCAAGACATTGCTTATGACGCAAATGATGATGCAATCAATTATATTGAATTAACAGAAGGAATGGATTATTGGATTGTAATGGCAACTAATGATAGTTTAGGATATACTACTTGGGGCCTTACATATTCTACTGATATTTATTGGCTTCTTTGTAATGAGTTAGGTGATGAGTCACAGATGAAAGTTGCTCAATGGAATATTACCGCAGATTGTAATTTCAGTAATGTAACATCACCAACTTGGGAAACTGCTGTAGGACAGAATGGTGAATCTCCTAATTATGGTTGTATTTATGCAGTTGCAAATTCAACTTATAATGATATCACAACAGTTGATATTACTTCTGCAACATTAGAATGGTATAATGATTCTTCAAATGATTGGAATTTAACTATGACTCAAATGGCTGATGGAAATTGGACTTATAATGTTACTGGATTAGATGATAATAAATGGTATTCGTTTGATATTACTGCTAGAGATGAATTGGATGATTCCGTCACATACGAACATTATAGACAGATTGTAGAAGGAAATACTGAAAGAATAGAATTTATGAATAATGTTCCAGCGACCCAAGAAGCTGACCATTTAGGTTATGATAAAGACCTTAATACGTCAGCTGATTTATATGCATCACCTTACGTATTTTATCTAGAAAATAGGACTTATGGTACTGATACTTGGTATGGTGATGATGAACATATGGAAGATGCACTTCCTCATGAACAAGGTGTTGATGGTACTGCTGATGATACTGGTGGATGGGTAAGAGGATTACCTGATGATGAGATACAAGCAAGACATTGTTTAAAGTTTGCTGGTGGATGGTGGGATGAGAATATATCTATTGATGGCGAAGTTACTTTAAATCGTATTTATTATCACTGGTGGACAGGTGGTGGAGGATTAGGTGCATGGGATACTATGCGAGTTCATTTTGGTCAATTAGATACTCTTTATGATTTTGGGTGGTTAGAACTTACTGAAGAAGTAGGTGAATCATGGAATTATACAGAATTAGATACAAACGCAAGTTGTCGTGAAACTTATTATCCTATTCCTATTTCTGAAAATGTTAAAGACCCTGAAATATTAAATCTTGGTAGATTAAGAACGGGATATATTAATGTTTCGAATATTGATGATAATACATTCGATGGTAATAGTATTTATAATTTCTTTATGGGATTTGATAATAATGGTTCTCCACCATTTGATGGAGATGAGGGTTG